TCACATCACCGGGCAATCATCAAAACCAGCTTTGCTGATGATGTGAGTTACCACTCCTATCAGCTCAGCATCCGCTAACATATCCCCTTCAATAGCGTCGCCGTCCTCCGTAATGAGAGATCCTCCAAGGAATCGCGCAAACTGCTGTACCCCGCAATATGAGATAAGTAAAACCGCTGATGCTAACGGCGATGATGAGCGCTCAACTACGGCGATGCCTCGTTGTGTATCAACGAATGTTGCAAACTGGCTTATACCCGTAACTTCGTAGATGGGCTGTTGCAGACACATGATCCTATCCTCTCCGACAACACTGTTTTTATATACAGTAGTTTTGCAAATAGCAAAGATCAAGATCAGCTTTTACGAAATGGATTATCCATACTGATTACTATACGTTTTCTTATTGCTTCATACCCAGCGCCGTGTAAAGGTTCGGTAATCATATGTTGCATTTGATGATGCCCATGAAAAGTTACAGCAGGAGAGATGCCATAGACACATCTACATACTCGCAACATGAAGTGCGATGCAATTTTATTTGCAATATTAAATATATAGTCTATAACATTTAGCTGAGGGTAACTCCGGATAGAATGATGGCGAAATAATGATTTGCAATTCGAATTATTAGCAATATTAAAAGTACCATCATTTCACTCAAGATGCTCCAACAAGATTTTTGTATAATATAAACATAATAGGGAATAAAATGAATAAAAAAGTTAATGTATGCGCCATTAAGCCTAAGGCAGGTTACAGCTTTGACGTTTTCATTGAAGATCTTAATGAAGATTTAAAGCCTGATGATGGCGTATTAGATGCGGTACAAAACTACTTTGAATACCACATGAAAAATGGTAATAAAGATTATAACTTTACTGATTGGGACTACATACCACGTGACATTGAACGATTAACTGAAGCCGGCTACTTAATCGGCGCGCCAATAACCATTTTCAAAAGATATAATCTGCTGGATAAAGATGGGACTTTCACTGATAAAGGGAAAAAGATTTTCACCTATCTGTCTGATAAGTATGAACCAATAAATTAGCAATACGGCAGGGCGTTAAATTGCCCTGCATTTAAAATTGCCACATACGGTTAGTCACTTAATTGCTAAGTAACTCGATCGCCTCCTCAATTATTCCCTTCTGCTCTAACATATTACCATCAGCGGCAATATACTCTTCCTGAAGTGACATAACCTGTCCATCCAGAGAGTCGTCGCAGACAATGGCACTTTTCGTTATAAAATTATCGCGTTGAGTAATCTGCCCAAGTGTAATATCGATACCACTTATGTTGCTGTAATATTCAATAATTCCACGATATAAACAATCAGCCTTTCTCGATTCTGTACCGTTCATATTTTATACCTTGTATATTCTTAGCCCAATTTCTTTAAGGGTGTTATTAGCCACTCCATTGGTATATGTAATACGTAAGTACATTGTATTATCAACACCAACCGATGAACCTTCCAGTGGCAAATATCCTGGCTCCGATGATTGCGCATTGCTTGTTAATGACCATATTCCATCACCGTTTGATTTTGCAGAAACAGATGCCGTTAACAGTACCTCTGGCGGCGTTTGATTCCCATCAACTGCAGACATGGAGATGACATCAACTGTACATACGGAATCTACTGCTGCTGCCGCCGCGCCTGAGCTAAAATCTCCGTAGACTGTAAATCCTGATACAGCGGTTACTACATCCGGAATTTTATATAAAAAACTTGCTGATACCCCGTTATTGAATTTTACCGAGTTATTAGCATTCCATGATGACAATGATGAAAATGGAGTGCGGAGAATATCAAGAGGACGCAGCCATGTATAAACCCTACGCCATCCATCAATACTATTGTTAATCAAAAACCAGTACTTAAGATTACTAGCTGATGAGCCAATTGTTATAGATTGAGGCTTGCTTTTGAAGATGTTGTTAGAGGCATTATTATTCCTGAAAAGCAATTCCTGATTGCAGTTGTAAGTTTTTACGTTGGAAAAAATACCATACTTCCCTGTAACACCAAGAACCTGATCGCAATTTACTCCTGTTATACTATCAAAAATATTTGGTCTTGCTGCATCATTCATGGAAGTATCGGTATAAAATGTTGATACTGCTGACTTAGCATTTCCAACTCTTATATTCTCAACCAGACATCCCTTCGAATTATTAATGAGGATACCCTCTGATGAAGCGGTACGCCCGAGCGATGGTACTGAAATATCACGAATAACACAGTCTTCGGTAAAGTTTGTTGCGCCAAAGCTACCATTTCCAGATCCGTCAGTTAATGGCGTTTCAAGCACAGCCCCTGAAATCTCACAACTTGTGGAGTTAGCAAAAAAGAAACCTGCATAATAAGTGCGGACAATATCGCCTCTAATTACAGTCAGGTTCTGTATTTTTATGTTGTGGCATGATGGAGTATTGGGAGGAACATCAGAGCCAGCATTAACACTCTCAGTCCACCCTATAGTATAAATATTACTGATATTTACGTTTTGCGCATTGACACAGTTAATCGCAAAACCGCCCCAACTGGTCTCTGATGTGAACTTTGCTTCAATGATTAAATTATCGATACTGACCGTGTCAGCCTTAACAAATTGCTGATTATCTCTTAAATACTGTTTTTGTACTGGGTCAACGACACTGGTGTTTAGTATAGAAGTTGGATAAGTGCCAGAGTTATAAGCATCTTTTGCTGATTCGTAATTAAATTCACGAGAACTGCCAATAATAAGACCACCACGGCCATACGCGGAGGTTGGATTGATAAAAATAAGTTTTGCCCCATTACCATGGATAGTTACATTGCCAGGAATGAAGTTGACGAAGTCGAGGTGATAAACAGATCGAGGCTTAAACTGCACAACACCGCCGCCACTTTCGCGCAAATTTTCGAACATAAGGAAGAAGCAATAGGAATTATGATGAGCTTTCGATTCATCATTTGCTATTGCTCCCCACGCTTCCGGACTTGTCCATTCGCCTAGTAAATCAAAGAGATTCCCTTTTTTAAGCAAAGCAATTAAGGCCATCCCCATCCCATCTTCGCCTGAACCCAGGTTTTGGCGAAGAGCGGCATCCCCGACAGAAACGAAATGCAAAGAGTCAGTCGCATTCCATGTTTCATCAGTAGTTCCTGCAGTGGTGTATGGTAAATCAGTAGCGGCCGTAAGTTTCCACAGTTCGTTACCATAGCGAATAAGTTGATTGTACTCGGTGATAGTCAGTGGGCCATCGGCATAATCACCGATGACTTGGTAGCCAGATCGCTCAATGAAAGCATCGAAGCGCGCTTCCTGACTGGCGAGCTGAGCATCAAACTCAGCATGCATTCCAGCCATTGTAATGTGCTTTTTCCCGAATCTATCGGTGTAATAATGCACATTACTCGTCACAAACTCATCAATTTTACCGGCGTTAAATTTCAGATCGCGCGGAGTCTCACTCGGTACAGGAAGTTGTGTAGGTGTCGTGGCCATAATTTTTCCAAAAAAAACCCGGCTCATTGGCCGGGTCTGGTTAGTCGTGGAAGGTTGTTATTGGTAGATAGCGTCGCTGTATTCCGAGACCGTCAGCGATACTGTGTTATCGGCGTTCGGCTTGATGCTGTTGACTGTCCATAGTTGACTGTCAAGCTCCTCTACTGTCGCAATGATGTAGCGCGATGGTAGTTGCACCGTGTCTCCATTCCAGATATTCAGTGAAATGTCTGGTATTGCCGCGGTGAATCCGTACTTCGTGTCAGCGCGGGCCGTAGCCGGATAGCGCAGAGTCGGGTTACCCAGGCTGTCGGTCACCAGCACATACATATCTCCGGCAAAGCTGATCGGTTCGCTGGTATCAAAGACATTCCCGGTACGGCCGGTGATATAGCCCTGCTGCTGGTTGCTGTCGTATATGTCCGCGATTTGTACGACACTGCCTACCTGCATAATCCCGTCTTCAAAAACTTTGGCGTTCATCTTTGTTCGCGAGTAAATCAGGCGCTTTGTTTCGCGCAGCGCGCGCTCACGAGCCTGATACTCATTACGGAAGCCAACTATCTCCAGCTTGTTCGGGTTTTCCGCTTCCTGTTCAACGATGGCGCCATTCAGCACGCGGAAGTTGATGTACGTCTTGTTGTTCGTAGTGGGATGAACGTATGACACCTGCACGCCGTCATAACCACCTGGCAGCGTAGCTTCGTACGTCATTTTGTACTCGTCCGTCTTCATGTTTGCCCGGTTGAATACGGCGGCCGGGTAATCAACCTTTTGGTCTCTGGTGAATGTCAGTACGCCATCATCCCAGTACGCCACCACTGATGCTGCATTGCAGATAGCCTGCACGCGATCCCCAAGTGAATCGTTCTCGTCGTCAAACGTATAGTCGAAGTAACCCAACCTCTTATCTGGCAAGCTCTCAGCAATCGAATACAATCCGTAAAGGTCAATACTGCCGACAGGCTGCCCCCCCATGATTAGCCAGGTATGCGCCACCGCATCAGCAAAAGAACGCGACGGCCGTAGCGTGTAATCCACCGCCTGTGTACTGAGGTCATAAGTAATAGTGCGACGGGTGACCAGGGCATTATATTTTCGGTCGCGGCTTCCCAGCGCGTTCTCCGTCGCCCTCACCTTCACACGCACCAGAGTGTCTGTAGGGTGAACCACGTTTGTCCTTATGTTGATGGCGTGGATCTCTTCAACCTTCAGGACTGACGCGTCACTTGAGTTATCCGTACGCTGAAAGCTGATTGCGTACTTGCCGAACCCGGCTGCAGGAGTCAGTTTATCGGTGCGGTAAAACACTTCGCTGGTATGGTCGTGCGGTGTTCCCTGGTAATAGGTGAAAGTCTCGGTGGTTCCCGGTATCTGGTTGTAATTGTCGTCGATTTTCCAGATAACGACCTTCCAGTTAGTCTGCTTTTTCCCCCCGAGGCTCGACTGCGTGTGCAGCCAGAGCTGTGATGACTCAACTGGTGAGAAGAATGGACCAACAACCAGCGCTTCGTTGTCGTTAAGAATGAACGTCGTGGTGTTGATGGTCGCTGTCGCGGGAATATCCTGTGGCCCATCAAGCTGGTTCATCGTAAACGTGTACCAGCTCACTGGGTTAATCTCTGCGCCGTCATTCGTCTCTACCGCCGAGATTAAAGTCCCTGAGAAGGTGGCATCTGTGGTAACGCTACCTGATGCAGTGTTGTATGTGACATTGATGGTGAATGTTACTGCATGTGGCAGAACCAGCTCCATGAAGTAATCAAATTCAGCCTGTTTCACGATCTGCATGGCTATCTGTCCGCCTGAATACGTACCACTAACAACTGTGTTGGCAGTCGCCGTCTCGACAGGAAAATCATCAGCCTCGTTCTGTCCTGGAACTTCCTGTCCGTCGACGTCATCGAAGCCATAACCCTCAACGATTTGCGGAATAACTTCACCGGGTTGATGAAATTCATACTCAGCACCGGCCAGCGAGCCGAGACTAGACTCTGAGTAGCGCACAGACTCGTAATCGTATCTTCCGATCCCAATGCACATCCACTCGGTGACATACTTCAGGCCGCCGTCTTTATCGTTTTGACGGACATATTCAAATACTGATTCCTGTATCAGATCCGGGAATGAACGGACTTGACCGTAGATATCAGGCTTAGCCTTATACACGCGCGCAGTGTTTGTCTGACCGGTCAGGCTATTGTTAGGAGAATCAACAGTATTACCACCAGTATTTGCGATGGCTGGCTTTGGTGCCAGAAACGAAAACACCTGCCCTACTACTTTAAAAATAGGGCTCAGAATATCTTCAACAATACCCTTCGGCTGGTCGAATATCTGGATGTTATCCAGTTCACTCAGTTCAAACGCCAGCTCATCATCGTCGCCCAGCTTTGCGCCGTTCCGGACGATCAGCAGATCGCGGTGAAAGGTAGCGTCATTGGCCGCCAGCCAGTCATAAAAAAGGGTGCCGTTTGGCACCCTGCAACGCAGTTTAGGCGTTCCTGGAAAATTCGATATTTCAACCAGTGCCATATTCGAAGAACTCCACTTTGGTGAATGCCCGCTGAATGACCAGCAACGAGTCCATACGCACGCTTCCGTTCTCACCTCGCGAGTGCAGCACCTGCCTGTTAAGCACCAGGCCAACATGCGCCGGTTGCGCGCCGCGGTATCCGACAAATATCCCGCCCTCGGCCGGTTTATCGACCCGGCGCCAGAAAACTACATCACCCTGATAGCAGGTAAAAAAGTCAGCCCCGGCTTCGTAGTCCGGCGTCTGGTGCAGCTCGATACCTAGCACATGCCGGTAATACAGCACGACCAACCCCCAGCAATCGACTCTCTCGAACGAGCAAGCACGGTTAGCCCACGGAACGCCGATAACCTTTCCAATAAAGTCAGAGATACTGCAGGCCGGTGTATTCCGTTGGGTCATAGAGTCTCCCTATGTTGTTATTCAGCGGATTGGTTACAGAAAGGGTTACTGATGCGGCGTCGGCGTCAATATCCACAGTCTTGACGTATAACTGCCAGGATTTAATCGGCGCAGAAACATCTCCGCTGTCGAAGATCTGTCGCATGGCTGTAATCGAGGTTAGTCTGTCAGACCCTTTCCATTGCTTCATCAACGTTTTGATATCCGACGACAGTCTCCCCAACTTCACCGTAGCATCAATCACCGGTGTGCCGCTCTGCTGGCTCTCTTCGATTTCAAATCGCGCAGGCGTGAATGTCTGGCCGCCGAGCACCTTTGGAAAGAACTGCTTATTGACCATGCGGACATAGCCAAATGATGGATGGTAGAATGTGATGGTGTCGTACAGGCCGCGCGTCGGACGCTGCTGCTTGTACTCTCTGAAGCTCGGCATTACGGCACCCTCGGCAATGATTCCGGATCTCTCCCGTCCGGATAACCAGTCACTACGATATCCAGCCACGTATCCCATGGCGGCGGCAACTCAACGATGATGTCGTCGAACTCGTCGTCAGCGTTATACAGGTGGTTGGCAACAACAGTTCCCGTCCAGGTCACCACTCCGCCGTCAATGCTGGTCTGGACCGGCATCTTCGTGAAGTGAAGCTCCTGCAACTGCAGGCCACTTCCTCCCAGATTGATATTCATCCGGAACCAGTTCAGACCCCGATTGAGATAGTTAGGACTTCGCAGCCACTGCTGGAATGCGCGTTCCTCTGCCAGGGTGAAGATCCACGTAAGCGACCATGTCGCCTTGAGGTCATCGGTCTGGTTCTCAAAGATGGCCGGGCCAACCGCTGGCTGATCGGTCTGGAACCCGGTATCGAGCGTCATGTTTTTGCTGGCCTTCTGCGCCAGCGGCAGCCAGTCGGGATAGTCGATAATTGGCATCAGCCCTGCCCTCTCGGCGTACGTTTCACGTTCATGTTGCTTGTTATGGCGTTACTGATAGGCCCACCGTTATTCAGGTCAGCGACGATTACATCCACTGTCACTCCACCATTAGCGTCAGTACCAGCCTGCGCATCGACAGATGAAGACGAGTAGTTCTGGATATTTATCACCACTCCGCCACCACCTCCCGCATTCATTTCCTTGTTACTGATCACCCTGCCATTATCGCCAGGGATCATGTACTGCTTACCAGTGCTGGCCTGGTAAATCTCCGGCATCCCACCTTCACCGACCTGATACATTCCACCTGCAGATACAGGGCCGCCGTTCTTGCGTTTGCCGGCCAGCGCCATGACCCCAGCCATAGCCCCGACACCAATTGCCACTGCCGCGCCCCACGACGCGATAGACGACATGATGGCCGCCGGTGTCCATGCCGCCGTGGTAGTGGCCGCCGCCGCTGTACTGGCTGCTGTCTGCGTGGTAATACCGGCAACCTGTGCTGTGGTTGATGCAGCTACTGCAGCAGTAGTGGCGGACTGTCCTAAGATGGCCGACTTAACCCACTCAATGCCCATTTGGACGAATGAGTTAATCACGCTGTTCAACACTGTCATTCCGATACTGCGCATTGCGTCGTTGGCCGACATACTTCCGGTGACAATTCCGGTCAGAGCGTTACTGGCGACGGAGCCAAGAGAATCGAAAGCCGCAGCTGCAGCTTGCGTCGCCGCATTCTGCTGCGCCCACTCTTCCCACATCGCTGCATTACGCTGATCCCGGTATTGCTGTTCGATAGCCGCACGCGCCGCCTCTGCCTCACCTATCTTCTGCGGGTAAAGTTGGGCATATTGATCTATGTCGGCGATGTCTTTCTGGTATTGGCTATCCAGGCCTGCAGTTTTGCTGGTTTTTCCCTGAATGGTACTGAACTTATTGGCAGCCTCAGTACGCTCCCGTTCAGCCTTAGCCTGCTCACGCAATGCGTTGGCATTGTCCCAGGCTTTACCTGCCAATTGCCCGGCCAGCAGAAGTTGTTCCTGCGTGGCTGTGTTACCGAGTGATTGCTGTGCATTAAGCACGGCCTGAGCTCGAGATAGCTCACCAACACTCCCGGCTGACAGCTCTGCTTTCTGCCGCAACTCATCCAGTTTTTGGTTAACAGTCTCCTGCGCTTTAGCGTACTGCTCCGCCTCTTTCTGAGCTGCTGACGCTCCGCCTTTCAATTTGCTCCCAGTTGTCGTTGCAGTGGTCTTTATTTCAATGGGCTTGGTATTGGCGGCGGTCTGTGATGCTTTGGTTACAGCAGCCAGATCGCCAACCAGCATGGCGGCTTTATTGCTTAACCCAGCCAGCGCTTTGTTTTGCGCCTCCCATCCGTCGAGCCCAAGCCATGACCAGGTGCGGGCCCGGCGCGTAAACATTTCAGCAGTGCTGTTTAGATCAGCGATCTGAGCATCTGCAGAAATTGCCTTCCCTGCCAGCCTATCGAGTGCAGCCGTCAATGAATCAATCACAGCCACCATACCAGAGCTTGCACCTGTCGCCTGGTTAACGGAGTCGATCATCGACAGGAATGAGTTGGTGAGTGCAGTGTTAGCCTGAGAAAGCGTACGCGGGAGTTTCTCGAACTCAGCATTCACTGAACCGGTTTGTTTCTGGATCGCGTTTAGTGCATCTTCTGCCGAAAGCTTCCCGTCCAGCATCAACTGGCGAAGTTCTCCGATGCTTACACCCATCCCGGCTGCAATCTGGCGCGCCAGTTCCGGCATTTGCTCGAGAATGGAGTTGAATTCCTCCGCCCGGACTGTGCCGGATGAAATTGACTGTCCGAACTGACGAAGAGCATTCGCCATTTCTTCGGATGAGGATCCGCCGATGCGCCCGATTTTCTGAAGCGTTTCTGTGAGCTGAATGATCTGGCCGTTCGTCGCGCCGGTGTCGCGTAGTGCAGTGCTGAGGGTTTCCCACAACTTGGTGGTGTCCTGCAGCGAACCTCCCGTCGACGAACTGATACGCATCAGGTTCTGCATCGTCTGTGATGCAGCCGCAGCGCTGCCTGTCAGGCGTTCAATGCGAGCGTTAAGCTGACTCATGTTGTCAGCGGCAACGAGGAACGCCTTGCCCCAGTCAACAACGAGTGATGCCGCAATAGCACCTGCCACTCGGTTGATTTTTGTCTGCAGCTCATCCATCTTTTTGGCTGCGTTCGTAGCAGAGCTGCCGATTGAGTCGAGTGACTTATTGGCTTTTCCCTGCGCCTTCAGCAAGCCAGAAACATCGGCCTCGATGTCGTAATAAATCTCGCCTGCTTTCTCAGACATCACTTTTCTCCGGGCATAAAAAAACCCACCTCTCGGTGGGTTAGTCATTCGTGTAGTTTACTGGCATCGCTCGGCGTAGGCTGGCGGTGGCGTAGTGTCACGCGAACTGAGGAAATGCTCCCCAAGCGTATAATCGACGCCTTTCGAGAAGATCCCTTTCGATTTCATGTTCAGCTCAACGAAGAACGGATGAAACCCCGCATAGGCACCGAAACCGTTCTTACCGTTAATCTCACCACAGACAACAGCGATGACATGACCATCTTCGGCATCAGTCATCTTTGATACTTTTACGTTCCTGAACTGCGCGCTGGCTGGGTCTTTAAGATTTGCAGCAACCTCAGATTTCGCCAGAGATATAGCCTTTTCCTCGCCAGGCTTACAGCCAGACAGAACCAGTGGAATCACCAAAGTCAACAGTAATTTTTTCACTCTTATCCCCTGAGTTTTATTGTCGAGTCATATTACGCCCGGTCAGGCGATTACGGTACATCCATTATTATCTCAGGCGGCTTTCTTTGCTGATTTTTCGCGCTCAATCATTTCCTGCCACCGGCGATCGTCATCGTCCATAACGGCGTCATACTCTTCCCTGGTGAAGCCTTTCTGGTCAGGGTATTTGGCGTTAAGCATCATGGCAAATTCGGTCATAGTAAGGTTCTCAGCCTCTTCCCTGCTGATCCCGAAATGGTTTCGCGCCGCCATGATGTATTCAGTCGCATGAAACTCAGGCGTCGTTTCCTTGCTTTCGTGCTTCTGCAATTTACGAACCTTTGCCCGACCGATGATGCCATGCATGATCAGTGACTGAGCTATCAGAATAAGGTTCTCAGGCGGTAGCGCGCCGCGGCGCCATACAAATGCACGCTTTCCAGTACGTGATGGCTCGTGCCAGCCTGTCAGTTCAGAAACGTCCTCATCACAGCATGACTGAATGACGTTAATAGCCGAAAGCAATGCCTCACGCACAAACGCGGCAGAACCTGCTGCATCAAGTGCCCAGCGTGGCAGCGAAACGTCACCGAAATAGTGGGCGTAAAATCTGCGCTGATGCTCTGGTATCGCACTGTGAATTTCGCGCGCCGCTTCAAGCATCTTTGCTACATCGTCATTGAACAGCGCATAGAAAGTGCGGACGATATGTTCTGGCTCGCCGATCCGAGTCATGTTACGGAACGATGGGCGGAAGAAGTATTCACGGTCACCAGCTCCAATCAGGCACTCGCCAATCTCTTTCAAAGGTGTCATATCGTTCTCCATAACCATTATCAAGGGCAGCACGCCGCCCTTTGTAGTGATTACGGCGCGGCAGTCACGGTAACTGCACAGGTGTCGGTGAAATCACCGTCAGCAGTGGTAGCCGTAATAGTCGCGGTACCCTCGGCAACTGCTGTCACCAGACCGGTTGAACTGACTGTTGCGATAGATGCCGCCGAAGTCGTCCAGGTGATCGCCTTGTTAGTCGCATCGGTTGGCTGAACCGCGCCGCTGAGTTGTTGGGTAGCCCCAACGACCAGAGATGCAGTTGCAGGGGTAACTTCAACGCCATTGGCCGCGATGGAATCAGCGACTTCAAATACAACGGTGTCGGCGTCGTATACCTTCCACTCGCCGGAGAAGGTGGAGATATCGTTGGTACCGAAATCACCAGACCATGAAGTGGTGTTCATGTATCCCTGGATATAGGTACCGGCGTTCTCACCAGCAAAGTCGAACCGCACCCACAGGTTAGGCTGACGGCCTGCCTGAACTTCGTCAAAGATGTACTTCGACAGACGCCACGCGCCGATCTCGTTATCTTTGTCAGACTTGCGAAACTCCCCTTCGCCGGAGATCGTCAGATCCATATTGTTGACCAGGTTCTCCACCAGCCCTTTAGCATCATCTGCCTCGGAGTTGATGGTGTTCATCGAATAGTCGATTCCCTTGGTCGTCATAGCGCCAAGACGCTTCCATTCGGAAAGCGCTGGCACTGCGTCGGGGCAGCCAAAGGCCATGCGTAGCACAGCTACTTTCCCGATAAGCTTGCCAAAATCATTAGCACAGCCTTGCATGTGTACCTCTCAAATAAAAAAGGCTGCCAGAAGGCAGCCTGATGGGTGAATCTGGCGATCACTCGCCGTATGTACATGAAACAAGCAGCCGGGTAACTAACCGGCCCTCTTCGGTTGGTATAGCCGCCGGTACATTGCCGACAAGCCGAAGCGCGCCGACGCACTCATCAGCTCCAGATTGCGCGCTAATATATTCAACGATGGCGTTAACCGCGGAGTCAGCGGCATCCGGATCAGCTTTCGAAGAGATTACGTCGACCATCACATACCAGTCGCCGCCGAGGTCATAAGTAATATCGGTACCGCCGGAAGGCCGGAATACGATGAACTGGTCAACATCTTTCCCGGTGTCGCGCCACTGCCGCCATTGAACCTTAAAGCCAGCAGTCAGACTTTCGCTCTCAAACAGATCCTTCAGGCGCATATACATCGGAGGTGTCATAGCGAAATCTCCTTCTTAACCACAGCGTCTATCTGGCTACGGGTATCTTCGAAGCCCTTCGTTAAGAACTCTTTTCTCGCCGTTGAACGTCTGAAGGTCTGCTGCACTGCCGGGTCATGAACAAACACCGCATAGTTTGCTGTATAGACGACGCGTCCAGTAACACGAACACCTCGAGCAATGATTTCCCGGTACTGGCTGTTAAGCAGCGTCGATGTGTCGATTGGGGTATAAAGCGCCGCCTGCGCGCTACCGATAAGCATCGCCGACTGGATTGCGCGCACGGCCTTACGCCCCTGGACGTCTTTGATAATGCGATCGAGGTTGGCCTTGGCCTGGCGGATTCCTCTCACTTTCACGCCCATAATCAGACTCCCGTAATCAGTGCGAAATCGTCCGCCAGCCGCTCGAAGGTGTCGGCGAACTGGATGATCTGCCGTATCTCATCAGCTTCATCAGGTGGCGCCGCATCGGTTGACGCGCCAATCAGGATGTAATCGCCCTCCCGCGCCGTTGCATACTCGGTCCATATCGTGTTTTTAACCACGATCTCCCGACCGAGGTCACCGATTTTCGCGGATAGCCCGCCCTGGTAGTCGCAGAGAATAGCGCTCGGTGCTTCCCATCCGTACGGCTGACCTCCGCCGTCGGTATCACTACCGTCAGCATCGCGTATGCGCCGCCAGATTGTCGCTGTCGCGGTATAAGACCAATTGGCAACCGATGACATCAGTCATCCCTCCATCGCAGCACAACAGCGCCTGTGGCGCGTATGCGGTCACAGTTGATGTACCACTCGCCATTGGATTTGACGTACGCTGTGGTTTGCTTCCCGGTATCGGTCATCACCCAGACACGAACGAATGACCGCGGATGACGCTCTTTGACGGATATCCATTTCATCAGCAGCCACCAACGACCATAAACAGGCCGACGCTATTACCTGCGCTGATAGGGAGTTCACCAGTGCAACCACTGGTATCAAGCCGGGCCAGCGAGTCGCGCAACCAGGTGATGCTGTCAGCACCGTAATCGAACGAACGCGACGCTCCTGATGGCGCCCCCTGCGATTTTATTCGCCGGGCACCGGAAGATGTCGCCATGAGCGCAGCGGCATACATCAGAATGAGCTTTGCCGTGCAGTCGTCATATCCCGCACCATCTAGGCACGGGATAATCTTGTTCACTACGCATAGAATCGGATCCAGCAGCGCGCCGGGAATGGAATAACCCAATTCACCGAGAAACGCCTGCACGTCTGCCGCTGTGATTGGGTCAGCCATGGTTATTTACCCTTTTTCGATTTAGCGGTGGTGTCCGGCTGCTCCGGCTGCTCCGGCTGCTCTTCAGCATCAGAGCCAGGAGAGGCGGCTTCAAGTACGCGATCTTCATCAACGATGATTTCAACCAACCCTGCACTCTTCCACCGATGCGCAGTGCTTCGGTCAACCTCTACTTCTGAACCAACCTCCAACTTGCGGAGATTGGCACCAGAGAACAGGTTATTGCCTGTTACTTTTACCAGTGCCATTCACTTTCTCCTTAGCTGCTCGCAAAGAGCACGCCGTGTTTCAGGTTGATGTCCTGCTTAACCATCAGACCCATTGCGCCCCAGGTACGCCAGATGAAGTCGCTGTTGTAGAACTGACGCGGGTCTGCAACCGTACCAACGGCCTGTCCGGTGACTGGAGCGATCACCCCTGCAGCCAGAGGAACAACCAAAATCTGGTTTCCAGTCAATTCAGCGTCTTCTTTCACAGCGGCGATGCCGGAAAGTCTCAGGATTTCATCAAGAACGGTACGGGTCTTGTTCTGGGTATCGAAGTACTGCTCCCAGTTCGACATGATTTCGCTGGATACATACCAGGTCTGCTGGCCATACTGATGGTTCTGCAGTTTCAGCACATCGCGAAGAGCGATCGCCCCCTTTCGCATGGCATCAGGATCTGTGCTGGTTGCAAAGTTGATGTTCAGGCCTGCTGCGCCGAGATCGACCAGACCAACACGTTCATCAGCCTTTAAACCTTTCCAAGTCTTGCCATCGAAGGTTACGAAGTTGCCTTCTGAATCGCGGAAACCATTAAACATGTAATCCACGATTTTACGACGCACGTCATCAACAGAACCGCGCTGCGCGTCAGACAGGGAAGCAAGGGCAGAACCTTTATTGAAGATCGGGTCACGCCAGTGGAACTTGAAACCAGAATCGTGCACCGGCACCATCGTGCCGTCGAAGCTGTACGCACGTGCGTCAAGTGCCGCACCAATCTGTCCCGACATTGATGTGTGCGCCCAGCCACGGCCGCCAGTACGAGCGTATTCATACACGGACTCTTCCAGGCGGACCGAGCGAGACAGTGGCATCAAGTCATTAAACAAGGTGAACTCGGTATTTGGCTCGAATTGAGCAAGAACGGTCTGATCGTACGCACGGTACATGCGGCGAATATCGTCTACCGCATTCACCGCATCCAGATGGCCTTGCTCACCAAAGCGAGCGCGGGCGATGAAGTCAGCCACGGCCTGGGCGCTCATGTTGCGCGCCATCTCCAGCTCACGGAACTGCGCCTGGTTGACTTCTAGGTTACCGGTGCGTTCACCGATAGAGCGTGAAAATACAAGCATTCAGTTGCTCCTTACTTGATAACGACGCGCAGCAGATCGCCTGCAGCAACGGTGTACGCTGTGTCTTCTTCGACAAATGCGCGGATTGATTCATCGGCGCCGGCGGCTTTAACCTGGCCATTTGCGATGGAAAGCGGTTGTCCTTTTTTGTACGTGCCTGCAGCGGCGCGTACGTTGAGGAACATGCCCTGCATTGGATGAATGCCAACCACCAGCTCATTCACCGGTATGGAGTCATCAACCGTCTGGCAGCGCAGATAATCAAAGTCAGCGATATAGAGGATCGCCTCTTCGTTACCATCAACCGACGCTGTGAACTTCCCGGCGGAGAAGAAGCCAACGGTACCTGGTTTAGTGGCGGCCGCCGCGGCACCTTCACGGTTAAGCAGTGGATTAGGGAATACGCCACCGGCGTGAATTACGTGTTTTCCGTCTTTAGCCATTTTTTACTCCGGCATTTCGCTAACTGATTGGTTGTTAGTGGCCTGCAGGAAAGCACCATTCAGGCCGGTTGAGGTCTGGCATTTAGCAAACAGCTCACTGAGCGGCTCACCGTCGAGGGCGTTAACTGCAATGTCAGTCATGCCAAATTTGGCTTTCACCGCGGCACGCATGCTGGCCTTCTCGCTCTCCGAGTTAGCGTTGATCTGGGAATTAAGCGCCATTACCTGTTCGGTAAGCGTTTTAGCCCAGGCTGGCATCTCTTCGCTGTTGGTGGTCTGCTCGTTAGCCTTCTTGTCATCCGCCTCTTTCTTCTCACGGGCGCCCTTCGCTTCAGGCGTTTCTTCTTTGCTGTCGGCGTTTTCTGCCAGCATCTGGTTGTACGCGTCCATCAGTTCGGCATCGGTTTTACCATCAACCGATTTACCTTTGGCCTTCAGCGCATTAACGATGAGCTCTTTCATCGGGTCTGTTTCCTTCTGGGTTGAATCGCTGTTGGCGCCGAAAAACGCCTTTAGCTGGTTGAAAAATGTTTTGAATGCGGGGTCTTGCTGGTCTGGGGTAGTGGACTCTTCGAGGTTGACGACCTCGATTTCGACTTCGTCACCCTCGGCATTAACGAAGATCCCCACGCCCTCCTCCGGCGTTCCGGCACCCGGCTCGTCGAGCAATACCGCCACATGGTCAAACATCATGTTGGTGGCGATCTCGTTGTACTTCTTACCTTTCGACTCGCCATTGGCGGCGATGCCGGAATACAGCAGGCCGGTGGAGATGTGGATCGGGTCGGAGTTGGTACCAGCCAGCATCTCATCCAGGCGGTTAATCAGGCGCTTGCCCTTGCCGCTCGACTCGGCATACTGGCGGTTAACGTACATGTCGCCCGTCACCTTCCCGTCTTTGTGGCTGACGTTCTGTAACCAAGCCCCGACGTGGTACTCATTCACCGCCCGGACATCACGCGCCGACACATGCTTGCCGTCCACTTTTGGGTGGCCCAGCGGCATCGGGTTACGCTCAAGCGTGTTGTAGGCTTTTTCGATTTCTGCTGCCGGGTACAACTTCCGGTTCATCACGATATCGTCCACGACAGGCGTGATGCCGCGAACCACGATATGTGGCTTGCCGTCGATGGTTTCAGTTGTGATGTTTGAAGCGGAGTTGACGACGGTCAGCACGTTAACGCGATTGCGTTTCATGCTGGGTCCTCTTGGATAATTCAGTAAAAAAGCCGCTAATGCGGCTCAGGTTTGATCGAATATTACAATCCTGCGGGTTACATTATCTGAATAAATATCGTAGTCCTCTGGACTCCTTGAGTAATCCGAACCGAATAGCCAATATGATTCATTCACATGTCTAAAGTCGTGTAGGAAAGATGATATTTTCTCAGCGTACTTTTTATTAGGGACAATAATTGCATGAGCTAAAATAATACTTAGTTCTGGCTCGTTCAAACGCCATTCACGCTCCCAAGTAAAGTTAACACCTTTAGTTCTGTTGGGGGCGATATCATTAGGGTTATACGTGACATGGCGCCAATGTAAGCTATCAGGAAGAACACTGGCTTCAGATTTTGACTGATAGATAACATGCCTCCCTCCCATTTTAAATATTTCCAACTTATCAAATGCGAAGCCGAATTTAGTATATCTTGAGCTTTGATGCCTCATTACTTCCAATGGGGATTCGGTAAAGCAAATACTTTTTATATGCTTATAAGTATCCTTTCCTGATGAAATGAGATAGCCATCATTTATGATATTAGTCATCACTTCGAAAGCCATGGATTCTTCTATTTCGGTATCTTTACCTTCATAATCTGTTTTAATCCAATGGAATAAATCAGGTGAGTAATCGAAACGGTCAAACATAGATATCTCCTATAAAATATCTACATATTACTATTCGATGACTACCAACGCTTGTTTTCTTTCGCAAGTCGCTCAGCCAGCCCTTTGTTGAATATGTTTCTGTTGTCATTGAGCAGCACCGGAATCTGGCTGCAGTAGCAGTTGTAGCGGTTGCCGTTCTCGGCGTAGAAGTCTCGCACCTGTTCCGTGGTGTAGACCTTTCCGTGGCGGCTTGCGTGCCAGGTGCGAGTTGTTGGTTTGAGCGCCGACAGCCACAGCAATCCAGTATTCAAACCTAAACGGTCAGCAGCCCAGTCCGTTTCGTTCCACTGCGCCTGCCGCAGCGCGCCGACCTGTTCAGTCTGAGCGATGGTCTTGGCCTTCGACATCGACACATCGAGGCGCTTGCTGATAACGCTGGCCGTCTCGCGTGGGTTTACTCCGCGGGCCACCGCATCAGTAATGATGTTGGCTAGGTCACCGCGGGCGGTATCGCTGATGACCTTCCAGTCGCTGAACGTTGTTAGCCTGGCCGCCGCTATCTGGTTCAGGTATCCCGGGCTGCTTAAAAGCTGCTGTAGCGTCGTCTGGCTGGCGTAGACCTGCGACTGCTGCGAGAGATTATTGAAAGCCTCCAGCGTGCCGCGCTGCGCCTCTGCGACGACGTAATCCATTGCCCAGAGGTTTTGCTCGCCACCATCCAGTAGGTAATCGCCGAGAATGACCTGCACCGCTTCCAGCAGGTCCGCCAGTTCCTGAGCCGACATGTCGTAGATAAACTTGCCGGCATTGACTTGATAGAGCCGCACATCCTCACCGTGGTCATGGCAAAGGAAGTGCCAGTCATGGCTGTTTACCTCACGCTCTCGCCCGGTCAGTCGCTGGTCGAACAATGCTTTCAGCGCTCGCTTGATGCCGAGATACCGGTCCTCGATATCCCGGAACATCGCGCTGACCTGCTTCGCCGATCGCGTGGGGTCAACCTTGCTGCGCGGCACTACTGGAGTACCGACTTTCGCCTTTTGTTCCGGATTCATCGGAAAGAGGATCATCGGTAGTTACCTTTTGGTTTGGGTCAGGAGTTTTCACTTCTTCACGCGGCTCTAACTCTCCCGCTTCCCTGACCTCGTTCTCATCAACAGCAGGTGTGCCGTAGGCTTGCTGGGTATCCTTCGCCACCGCAGCCATTTCCTTCATGTTGGCAATCTTTTCTTTCTCACTTGGTGCTAGTAAGTCAGACCAGGTTAAAGTTATTTCGCCAGACTTTGGAGGCTCAATGACTTCTACTGTCCACAGCCGCTCAATTACCGCGGTCGCACGGTCAGTCTGGAAACCTGCGCGACGACCGTTGCAGCGCTTAGCAAAGTCGTTTTTGTCCTGATCTGACGCAAGCCTCCCTGTCTGCTGACCAAAGAGAATGGTGAATGGCATCTGGACTGAAGAGGAAAACTGATTTGCTGATACTGTCCATGTAGGACTTGGATCCGCTGCCGCCACCGACAACACTTTGGCTTCACCATCCTGAGTCACCAGCGCTGAATCTGTACCAGAGTTCAGCTTCTGTATGGCAGCATTTAGCGCCTCAGCCAGCCCGGAGTAACCAGCCTTCTTGGCATCCTCCATGATTTTGTCAATCTTGGTGTCTTTCGACATGTTGATGCCGAGCTGTCTGCTTGCGTTCTTCAGGAATCCTTCCGCACTGCCTCCGGAAGTTTTCGCCATATCAAGCAGGTCGTTGTAACCAGCTCGCAGAAACGGAATGCCGGCCAACGATGACTCGTCCTCTGAGCCTTCGCAAAAGATGATGATTCTTTCGGGGTGGATCTTAATCGACCGCATAGGACCGGAGATGTTGCCATTGTCCCCGACTTGTTGCTCCTGGAAGTAATAGAACTTCGGCATGCCGTAGTCTGGCGATTTCTGGTCCTGCTCAAGCTCCCCGGGCTTAACCTGTGCCTCCCATGCTGGAATCATTTTGACCAGGCCACGCTCGCGAGAATTCCGCATAACGCTGCGATCGACGGGTTCCCACCACTCCTTGCTGTCTGCAAACTGAAGAATAAGGGCGGAGTAATGACCTACCAGATTTCGCCGATCAGCATCCTTCACCTTAGCCCAGTGTTTTTTCATGAGCTTGGTGACTTTTTTCTCCCACGGCGTCGATTTTTTCGATTTTTTGGTCTCATCGCCGTCTACGATCACCGGCGTGTCAGTCCAGCATGCATCGAGCAGTTTATGCACCGCGCCAAACGCAGCGCCATTACGCTCATACATGTTGTAGAAGTGGTCAAAATCGAGACGCTCCGGGTAACCAAACTCGCACCATAGATGATGTCGTTTCGTGTTCCCTGACTTCCCTAGCCCTGACGCATACAACTGGCGCGCACGGCCCACCTCGTTAAGGCTATTCACTATGAGCCCAGCGAGGATTTGCATTTCTGTATCGTTACTCACTGAGTTGTCCTTATGTGAAGAATATCGCCCCTGAACGGCGAGGAGAGTGCAGCACGCGGTAACGGGTTGCATCCCAGTCGTGGTCTTCCTGCTGGGTATCTACGTCATCGGGGTTTTTGCTGTCGCGCACCAGCACGGGTATACGGCTAATCCAGCCACGGCAATTATCGAACACGTAAAAGGCAGGCTTCTCCGGGATGCCTGACTCCAGCTTCTTACCTTCAACCACAGCCTCAAGCATGTCGGCAAATACCGAGGCCCCGTTAATTCGTGAGCCTGGCTTCTTATTGGCTTCAAGCCATTCGACACCCTGATTTTCCATTTTCTGACCGATCGACAACTCATCGTCGCCAGTGTTGAAAATGGCGCTATCAGCCGGGCCCGGGATAACTTCCGAGCATATTCCAGGAACAATGTTCAGTTGCCCCTGTGTGACACCGTTGATTTGAATCTCTTCCGGCTCATCGATGTCTTCGCCCACCAGCCGCTTGTCAATCCACGCTACGCCTTTCGCGACGTTGGTGGATGACATGTTCAGGCCTTTGTTCAGCTCGTCAGGCGGACAGCCGTACCATTCGCCGATCAGGATTATCGTCCCTGCCGGAGGGCAGAACTGTCGACCATCAGGAAGCTTGGCGGCAGTGCCATCAGCTTGCGCCCACCAAAGGTTAGAGAACGGCTTCGACTCGCCCCAGTCATGAGAGCGATCTACTGTCCAGCTATCCGGTATGCGGAACGGCTTAATGACGTGCAGCGCTTCATTCCACAGGTGATCAAAGCGTCCGCCGCTGGTCACATCCCAGGAGCCCTCAACCCACGCTTTGCGTCGGTTAGGGTCTTTGATGGCCATCAGGGTCGCAATGTACTGCGGGTCGAGGTAAGGGTTCTCTTTAAACGATCCGTGGATGGCCACACGGGTTAGCGTGATTTCCTCTTCTCGCTCTGTCTGGGGGTTGAATACCATCTGCCTGTCACGCTGCACGGTTCCGCGCGGTGCTGGCTCAATGAAGCGCTTTTTCACCCAGGTATGCCCGATACCAAACGGGTTGGTCGTGCTGAATGTCTCCAGCGGGATCGGCCTCAGCAATTTTCCATTATCCAGCGGGTAGTTTTCCGGCCTGAACGATGAGCGTCGGCAGGAGAACATCATTTCGTAGAACTCTGGAGACTGCTGTTTCGTCAGCTCGTTAAAGCCAATGTACGGGAATTCCTGCCCGTGGAAATCCCAGTAGTCGTCCGCCTCTTTGCCGAAACGGAAAAGAAGCTCCTCGCCTGTGGGCCATACCCATCGCAATTCGCTCGCAGATGACAGATAGCGCGCACCGTCGTTGAACAGGCGAAACATACGCTTCGACTGAGTGATGATGTCGGCAAGGTTCTTATATTCGGTGTCGAAAATGACACCTCGCCAGAACGAGCCATAACCCACGCCGACATTGCGTCGGAACCTGGCTAACTGCGCAGCGGTTTTACCCGGTCCGCGAGTTCCTTCGAACAAAATTTCGTTACACGGGCAGCTCAGCGCCAGAGACTGAGATCCAGGCAGTGGCTTCCATACAGCTTTGTAATTCATCCACCGAGCACCCCGTCCTGTTGTTTCTGCGCTGCCGCTTCCCAGTCGTCCACGTTGTCACTGGTTGGCACCAGCATGACGTTATGCGTGACCTCTTTCGTTTCGGCCTTATTTTCGATGCTGTACGCCTCACGCTCGAGGCCGATCAGTGTCTTGAGGCTGTCGCTCAGGTCTTTCATGGATTTAACGCGGGAAGGCAGGCTGATCACCTTCTGATAAATTTCATTGAGCCGGTCACGGCCTTTATCATCGGGATCAAACATGATGTCGCCCAACCGCTCAAGCGCACTTACATCTGCACACTGCGCACCAAGTTCATCGAATAGCGTGTTGGTCAGTTCTCTAGCCCGACGGATGTCTCCCCGGTGTTCCATGCGTACCGTGGCAATCACCTCGGCAGTCGCCTCAATCAGTACGCGTTCTGTCAAAGTACTTTCGTTGCGTACCTGTTTGCGTACCTCCTGTTTGCGTACCAGATCATCAGCCTTCTGCTGAATCTTCGCATTCAGGTCGCGAGACCAGTCATCACGCTTGGCGCGCTTACGGATAGCCCCTTCGCTAATGCCATGTTGAGATGCAATTTCTCGGAGAGACATCACCCCGGCCCGGTACGCCGTCTCGATGGCCTCCCAGTCCGGTTTGCTCATTCGTTACTCCGTTTTCTTTTGTGCTGGCTGCACCTTCACACTCTGGCTGATGCCATACTTCGCGATGAATGCTGACACTTTTGTGTCATCAGGCTCTCGCTGAACCATCTGGCAGAATAACGTCAGCGTTTTGAGATAGAGCGGCAGCCACCAGCGACTTTTTACTTCTAATGAAAGCGTGCATATCGGCATAGGTTTCCCCTATTCGATAACCATTAAAAAAGCCACCCGAAGGTGGCCTTTGTATTGGTGGCTGTATGTTTTTTTGCTGCATGCTTCAGAGTTCTACCAGGCTTGAGCTTCTGCCTTGTCTCTTTCAAACCGGAACTCAAGAAGCTCCTGTGCGATTAGGGACATGCTCGTAGCAATGTATTGCTCTTGGTTAAGCTTTCCACTCTTGAACTCTTTAGCAACTGCCTTAAGTTCTGGTGAGTCTTTTGCAAGTAATTCAATATTTTTAATCACGGATTCAAAGGTGTTTTCCCGAAAAGCCTCCGGTACCTCTGTGAAAATAGCCTTTTTGATTTTATCAAACATCCTCATCCCCTTCCTTGTTTTGAGCGATATTTTATATCAACCGAGATTAAGTTTAATAAACCATTTCTAAACGCATGTCATAGCCATTATCGAAGCAACTCTATGGAATGACTTCTGTAATGCCATAAAAAACCACCCGTAGGTGGCCTTTTCGATGACAACGAATTCAGTATTAATAAAGGAAGTCTCAACGCTCTGCTCTCTGGCTTATTCGGACGGAGCTTTAATTTTAAAATATATTTTTTTTGTTAAACCTTGAACCGGTTTATTGATTTCATAACGCCATTGAGCCATTGCCACAATGACTGCAGAGTCGAAGAGGTGCTGAGGTTCTGATTTTAGAATCCAAACCTTTGATATCTTCCCATCAACACCTACGTTATATCTAACCGTCACATCTCCTTCAATCCTGTTAGCCAGTGCGTAATACGGATATGCAGGGGTTGGCGAATATAGCAGTTTTGGAGGCGGACTTTTAGCGGGGCTGGAACACCCCAGAAGCATACAGCACAGGAAGAACGTACCGAGAAATCCCTTTTTCATGAAAACACCAGTATCGCAAATGATAATCAACATTATCAGGGTACAGCCTTCACGTGTAAATGAGAACGCCTATTAATGATAGTCATCGATGCCCTTCATACAGCGAGGAGTTTTTTAGTGTTTAATCCTCCAGCTGGAATACATCGTATTCTTCTGGTTCTGCGTAGGCAATAAGGCCATCGTCACCCGGCACAGTGCTACCTTCACCAGCTTCAAACCCGCAGATGCTGGCCTGAGAGATGGTGTAAGCGGGTTAACCGATCTGCGGTTTTGTTTCTCTCATTTCGTAGCCTTTTCGGTTAAATGCGGACAGTTGGCCAGCACCGATTTGTTGTGCGCCAGAATGTCGCGCTTGGTCTGCTTATCCAGCACATCGATATCGTGGTCGGTCAGGTAGATAATTCGTACCCAGTTGCAGGCCGTATCAACCACCACCGGGACGGGTAAACTTTTCGCGCAGCTCCCGATCAACATCGTCATCAGGCATATGGCTAACAGTCTGCTGTACATTGCTGGCCTCTCTGGTGGCTTCCTCTTTCCGTTCAGCTGCTGCGACGCTGGCGGCTGCGCTTTCCTCAATACGCTTTTTATCAGATTCTGTTTTGGCGGTTTCACGTCCTCGCATCCGGCCGAACCCAAACGCGCCAAGCACCAGGATTGCAGTTGTAGCAATAAACGCCAGGATGGCTTTGAGTTTTGTCATAGCTTTACGCGCTCTTTCACCCAGCCATATACAAATGACTCGTTTGCCGGCCGACCTTCTGCCAGTTCGAGATAACGCTGGCCCTGACTGCAATTTAGTGCGCGAAGCATTACCTCTTCACCATCTTTCCCTCTCGCTGCCAGATATGACTTCAAGGCGCTTATGCTCCGCGGCCCAATCTGTCCATCTGCAACCAAATCAGGGTAGAGCTTTTGCTGATTGTTGAAGGCATTCAACCAACGCTGTAACCATTTCACTGGGACTGATGGCCCCATGTTTACGCCGGTATCACAAAGTTCTGCAGCGATTGCTGAAGAAACCGATGCAACCTGGTCAAAGCGCGGGCCATACCAGTAATCAGACTCAAGGATCGCCAGGGCCTGCTCACGTGTAAGGTTTCGCATATCACCGGTATAACCATGCGCGCGGGCAGTTGCCTGAGTAATTCCCCAGTTCGTTGGTCCGCCCTTATCATTCGGGTGATCAACATAACCGCCCTCTTTGCCGAGGATTGTGTTAAAGATGTCGTCTTTGGTCATGGCTATTCCGTAATGACGACCTTCGCCAGGTTCCCGCGTGCCAGCCACACCGCCATGCAGATGACGGAGTTAAGCAGCAGATCGCCGAGGTTAACCTGTACGTAGTGGCCGAGCAGAATGTTGAAGGCGTTGAATCCGGCGGCAAGAATGACCAGATAGGCCAGCACCGCGACACTCAGGCGATGACGCTTTCCCTCTTTCCGGAAAAACATCAGCCTGACCATGATTAACAGGCAAACTATGGCGTTTGCATCCACCAGAAGAAGCTGCCATGTCATTTATCTTCCTCCCCCAGCCCCGGCATCTTCCCGCTTTTGGATTTGCGGAGAATACGCAGCAGGACTGCCACGGAAATGGAAGCAGTGACAATTGCACCGACAGCTGGCGATACCTCAATGCTGGCCGGTGGCTTCATCAGGCTTAACGGCGTGTTGATGATTCCGGCCATGATTTTCGCCATGGGCACGGAGAAGAACACGCCACTGATAAACGATATCAGCGCAAAGATAGCCTGCTTCCAGAGTTGATGGGGATCTGAGGTCAGAACGTATAGCGCAGTTCCGGCGAGCGATCCGAGCATCACTGCTGGAGTCGCCTCCGGAAACAGCGTGGCAAAGGTTACACCGACTGATGACGATGTAAGACCAACGCCTACGATAGTGAAGGTCTCAGACATATTTATTCCGTGTGTAGTTGGTTCAGGCCCTCGGGATGATTTAACAAATAGGCGTGTCGATGATGGTTCCCGGAGCCTGAAAATAAAAAAGCCAGCGACAGGCTGGCAATGTGAGGGTAAGGCAATATCGGCTCTCTGGCCGAAGGGTCCCAGGTAGTGGGTTCTGTGTGTGGCGATCGGACTCGAACCGATACTCGGGACCGGCATCAGCATCATGCCTAACCCGCTGGAGTGATCCAGTTGATGCGTTACTCTACCCATTCAACCCGCAAGCGGGAATTGAGTTACACCACAACGGACAGAGCACTGAGCATTTCGTTGGCGCTCCATGCTGCTGCGTGGGTTGGGTTATGAGCCCTTCACGCCAATGCTCTTTCCTGTTGTGCAGATACAAAAAAGGCCGCTTTTGTGCGGCCTCAGTTCATTCATGATACTAATTATCTGGATTCCAGATAGTTTCATCCAACTCAAAAACTAGACACTTTTTAGATTTATCCAGAGAAAATTCTGCAGTTCTTGCTTCTTGATCTAAATAATTCCTATCCTTACAACCTTCGAAATACTGAACATCAACCTCAAACTCAAAAGAGCCAGCATTATCGCCTTTTTCATACCAGACTTCGGTCACCTCAAAGCTGTCTGATTGATAGCTATATCGTGGATCGCCACGATAATCAGCCATGACATAACCTTCAAAATAATGTGAATGCTGCTTTATAAGATCCCGAAATGCTGCTTCTGTATTTGAAAAATCATCAGGAATATAGATCTCATATCTTTTGGTGCCCATTGGGAAAACCTTAGAGTTTGATATTAGAGCAAATATTAAAACAAAAGCCACCGGCTTTAACCAGTGGCTTAAAAGGCTTTTCCTGACACTGAATATAACAATGGCACAATATCAGATTCACATGAAATGTATGCTATTCAATTGACTTTTGCAATACCCTGCTGCGAAAAAGTCGCCTTTTGTTGCGATCGTGTTCTCACAGCGCAGAGAAGAGAGTCGCTATCAAGCCGCTTAAAGATGGTGCACATGGCCCGCCAGTAATCGGCGTAGTTATGGCACCAGTTATCAGGTTTAACGCCGCACAGAGCCGCCAGGTCCTGATGCTGATATACATCCTTGCCCGCCAGCTCCGCTTTGACGTCCTGCGCCGCCAGCCATATCAGTTTTTTCAGGCGCTCCATTGTCTTGCCGGCCACCTTCTTCGCGCCGAGCTGCCCACGGAACTCTACCCACGCCCACTGGGTGATCGCCACCTGGTACTCGAAGCGGATGTTCTCGCTGTAGTTCCACAGTAGCCATGCTTTCTGGTGGTCTTCCAGAGACAGGACAGCGCGGCGCCAGGATGCGGTCACGAACTCAACCGGGCCCACCAGCGCGATTGATGATCCCTTGGCGCGTGACTGGCTGCCGCTCATCGGTGGGCCGTCCGGGTTGACCATCCGCTGCTTATCCTTGTCGAATACTTTTTTCCGGCCCCGACTACGCGCCGTCGCAGTGAATTGCGCGTTCTCGGCGAAGGCAACCAGTTGCCCTTTCGTCGCCCCGCTCAGATCTGCGGTCGCCACAATGAGCTGCTGACGGACGTATTCCAGTTGCTGACTGTTCATGCGGCTTCCTTCTGCGGCTGGTTTGTTTTGGTATGGCTGTGCTTTGCTACTGGTGGCAGGCTGGCGCGCTTAACGCTTTCTGCCTGGTATCGGTTTATCTCGTCTCTGGTCACGGCGCGCACTCCCCAATAATGATCTGTCCCTTCTCTCCCCAAATTTTTGTCACCCGGCCATCCCAGACGCGGCTGTCGTCGTCGAAAATGGCATCGAGCAGCGCCTTTTCCAGGTTGTCTTTATCCGGTTTCTGCTGATGCGCCTGGCCGTTGAGTTGCGTGCGCTTCTTCTGGCTCCAGCTTTTTGGCATAGGAATGATGAAGGTGATGTGATAACCGGATTCAGGAATGTTGATTCCAAGCAGGCGCACCTCGGCTTTGAAAGCCCAATATGCCGCCGTCGCAGGTCTTTTATGCCAGCGATCTCTCTGTGTCATGCGCGGCTTACTGACCGGCGTGATATCGTAAATATTCATACCTTCACAAGCCCCTCTTTCAGCCAGATAACCTGAGTACGGGCCATGCCTTCCAGCGCGCACTCCTTTGCATATTCCTCATCGACCAAACGCGTACGGCGATCTATCTCGTCGTGGCAGCTACTGCATGCGATGGTGGCGATCAGGTCAGGCGGCTTGATTCCGGTTCCGCAGAGACCAGCAAGACGAATGTGAGCCAGTACTGAGGTTTCAGGATTCCCGTTGCATACGCCGGGGATCCGTACCTGACATTCGCGGCCGCGTGCCGCTTTGCATAAATTAGCCATGCGTCCTCCTTGCCGCGAGACGCAGCCATTTCTGATCCACCAGGCGGGCGGTGTAGCCCTTCAGTGTCGGGATATCGGAAGGCTTAACCTCTGGCTTACGCTTGCGGCGCGCCGGAACACGGAAGATTTCGTTTGTGATAACGCGGGAAAGTGGAGTAGACATCAGGCCTCCTGCTTGTCGCGCAGTTTCTGGTATTCGCAATTTTGAGGAATGGTCAGGTGACAACCGATATTCATCGCCCAGGCTTCGACTTTGCACAGGAAAATGTACATCTCGCCGGTTTCAAGATCTGATGTGTGGCGGAGGGATTGCACAGTGGTGACCTCGCCGGTCACGACGTCCACGCGGTCTTTACTTTCGTAGCCGAGATAGGTGTGCTTCATCGCGTCTTTGACCCATTCAGGAGTAGCGAAGGTCTTGCCGCGGGTGATGAGGTATTCGCTGATTTCGCTGTACCACATATGGCTGAGAGCGTTCTGCGACAGGCTGCGTTTCTCGCGCCACGGCTTAACCTGCAGGCGGAAGCACTGGCCGGCATCCAGCAGTGGCTGGATCTGCTGACCTATGGCTGCAAAGTTACCGCGATGGAGTTTGATGCCGTCTACTGGAAGTGTCATACGGCCTCCTTCACGGAAACCGCTGAATGCAGAAAATCGCAGGTGCATTTCTGCATCTGTGACTGATTGAAAGGTATTCTGATTGTCGTTTGCACTTTGAGTCCCCTCAAAGCGCAGAAGTCACCGGAGTTGTTCAGGCTCCGATGACATGATTATGGCTGGTTGATAATGGAAAATCAATTCATCTACAAGGAACCGGCGTTGGGCACTCCCTAATAACAACTAACTGCAATTCTTCCTGAGTAGGTATAACGTCAGCAGCCACATTATATCTCTTTCCATTGCATTCCATTAAATGAACCTTTAAATGGTAAAAACGTAATTCAGCTCCTGGAGGCGTCTCATCTCCAGCCCTCATCAATACAGGTTTTGAAACAACTCTAACTACCTCTAGGTTATCTTCAAACTGCCTTACGTCTCCGGCATAACCATGCCCAAAAACTATGTAATCTTGCATGTCATTCACCTTATTAAAGTTATGGAAGATAATATCCCTAATGTAACTTTCGGATTCAAAAATTTTTTTACAATTTGAGATGGCTGACGAATTTGTGTCTCAAGTCTTTCCGTTCTGCTGTAGGTTGAGGAATCTACATCATACCGGGTGCGGCTCCTTCCCTGCACCGCTTCAATTCACATAGTGCGCTTAGTATCTGTCCAGACTCTTCAGCTTCCTGTTCTGAACCTAATTCAGACATCACTTCTGAATGTGCCTGTGCTTTTTCGATGAGAACATTTAGCTCTTCATCAGTGAGAGTCTTTGGCATACTAATTTTCTCTTAAAAGACGGCTTGCGGAACACGAACAGTGTCTCAAAAACCCGCATACCCGGTTTATATTGTTATGGAGCAGTTTAGGTGCTTAGCTATCCTTGAATCCTGGCTTGCCATTTTTTGCACGCCAGTCTTTTACTGCTTTCACAATACCTTCTGGGCTGTCATCCTGACCTGGTTTTGGATAATAGATGAGATCAGAACCATCAGGGTGTTCAGTTAATTTCTTGAACAACAATACAGCGTCTGTATGCTTACTTTCGGTTTCATAATCTGCATCACAAATTTTCTTAACAAGAACCAAAAATTCAGCTTCCGTAAAATCAGTAATATCCTTATCTCTCAATTGGTTATCCCTTTTATTGATTTTAGTATGTTGCTTTTAAAATATTACTTAAATAGGTTACAAGAACCCTCAACAGTTGAGAGTTCTTGTGATTTTAATTACACGATATTTTACTTAATCCCATACCGTTTTTCTTTAACAAACTCAGGCTCTCTCCAGTTAGGTCCTTTATCGGGAAGAGGTTGCCCCGTATGTTTAAGCTTTCCTTCCTTGAACAGTCTTTCATGAGTCCTTAGTAACTCACCATTAGCAACCGCATCAAAGTTATACCGAACATACATACGGTCGATGCTGGGGTACGGAGTGATAGGCGCAAAATGCAACAGCACATCCTCTACTGTCTCATTTTTATAAATATTTTCAAGATCTAACATCATTTCCCTTCCTCTGCTTTGCGATACGCTTCTTCTGCTTCTGGCGTATACAATGGTTGAGTTCTTTCATTAATTTTATAATCTTCGAGAGTTGCCGTATGAGTGTTATTCCATACTTCCGCATAGTTCTTAGGAACTTCACCATCTTTTATACCAAGATTACGATAACGCTCCAGCTCCCTCAGTTCATGGGTATAAAATCGCTTGTCAGTATCCGTTGGTTTCATTTCTCCCTTGATGATTTTTTCCAAACGTTCAATCATGACAGCATTTTCTGGACTTACACCAAAGCGAGCTGTATGTATTTTTACTTTATCTAACCCAGCACTATCAATTACAGCCCCAGACCAGTCTAAGTTCTTAACAGGACCACCAGCTTTATCGGTGTTAAACTCGCGCCCGCTATATTTGCCTTTTGCATTAGTATCGCCATATGGACCTGCCAACATAACATAAATTGGCTCAACACCTGTCCCAGAAGCATCCGGCTGCCAGTAGATAAAGTCCTGTAGTGGCGGAATGTCTGCAATTGGCAAAGTTGTCGTGACGATACTGTCAGCCTGCTTCACCTCTGTACCGGTGTGAACAGGTGTCACTGGCACTGGCCCGCTATTGCCGGTATGCCACGGAGCAGCAGGGCCGATTGGAACCGGATTCACAAGGATGGTCCGCGACGGCGCACCAGACATCGCCGGTACCGTTATTTTATCAAGACCAGTAGTACTGTCACGTACAGCATCTAATACAGGAACAGTGGAAGGCACTCCATCGGTACCGGTTTTTACAAGCATCAGAGACTGGCGCCCATCAGTTTCCGAAGCGATGAAGCCACGTACCGGGAGGTTGACGCTCTTCATACCCGGTTCGATACTCAACTTACCCGCCGTGAACAACCGGGCTTGTGCAGCCAACATCTCGATATCCCTACCGGGAACCTTACTGTCGCTTCCGCCACCTGCGCGAGGTGAAAAGAATAGCGTCGATGCTGCGGCAACCATGGGACCAACAGTACTGGCTGTTGCTACACCAGCTACACCTCGCCATAATGCTGAGGCAATCCATCCTGAGAATTCCGCAGTAGCCGTCATTACAGCACTAGCAGCAGTAGTTAAGACGCCATTAATTTCTGCAGCCAAAGCTGATAACTGTATCATCGCTGGGGCACGATTCAGTAACCTAACACCCGGTGTTAAAAACAATGTAGTGGCTGCTTTTGTCATCTCCTGTGTATAAACAGGAGTGTCCTTAATCCCGGCCTTTGCAAAAAGCGCCTTTCGAGCCTCCTCTGCTTTCCGTCGCTCAGCTTCCGCTTTAGCTCTTGCCTCTGCTTCAGCTTTCTCAGCCGCAATTCTGTCAGCTTCAGCTTTTGCTTTTGCTGCTGCTTCTTGCTTCCTTGCCTCCTGCAATTTCCGATCAATTTCTGCCTGCTTGCGCTGTTCTTCTTCCTGCGCTCTCAAAGCAGCCTGATAAGCTTCTTCAGCTCTTTTGGCTTCCCTTTCAGCCTTTTTACGAGCTTCTTCAATTGCCTTTTGACGGCCTATAAACTCGGCCATTGCGGCCATTTGTTGGTTATTCTGATGAGCAAGATCAGTAACCGTAGGCCGTGTTTTGTTGTTCTGAAGCGCGCGATCCACCACATCTTTCAGATGTTGCGTGAGTTGGGCCTGTTTTGCTTTTGCTGCTTGCTGAGAAAGCATGGCAGCCTTGGCTCTTTCAGCCTGCGCAGCCTGCGTTTTAGCAAGATTCTCTGTAGTCCATTTTGCAGTCGCATGAATTGCTGCTGAACTTTCAGCCTGTAGTCGGGTGAGAGACTTTTTACCTAAGTCGGCCTGGAGGCTACCACTTCCAGGAATAATAGGTGCTTCATTCCCAGAAAACCCTGTACCGCTGCCATCTCCACCAATGACAGTCATCACTTCTACGCCATCTTCATCTACACCAAGTGATACCATTCCAGGTGGTGCGGGGGTAAGAGGAACCGGTTGATTATCTGCCATCACTCTGTCTCCTGACCACTACGAGCTTCCAGATCGGCTAAACGCTTTTCCAGGGCAAGTCGAGCCTGACGTTCTTCCTTAAGCGCTTCAATAAGTAGTGCTACCACTCCATTGATATTGATGCTGCGAGCATCCTTCAACACACTGCCGTCATTGAGTGTAAGTTCCGTCTTTGAAACAGCCTGTGGAAGGACTTCCTCCAATTCCTGAGCGATTACACCAGCTTCGGTAACGCCCTGCTTCAGATATGTGTAACCACTAATATGATCGAGCTTTTCTAACGCATTATCGATTTTCTCGACCTGGGTTTTCATTCGCGCATCGGAGCTGCTGTTCCAGCCTCCGTTGGTGTAGGCATGTCCGTCGTTACGGAATTCATAGAAGCCATTAGCACCACCATTTCCGACATGGACGCCCATAAAATGGTGTTTGCCAATGCGCTCGTAATGATAAAGATTGGTGAACAGGTCACCGGCTCCCTGAAGATGCAACCCGGTGGTTATCCGCTCGGAGCCATTCTGAGTCTTATTCCCGCCAGCCCAGAACCAGCCATCAGCGTTACGTTTGGTAAACTGCCCAGCATCCAGTTCGGCATTTGATCGAACGCGCAGTTCGTTCCATCTCCCCTGCCAGTCACGATAAGAGAGCAGACCGTAATCTTGCTTGCCTGCTTCTACCCTGGAGCCCATCATCATCTGGGTCGTGATATTACCGCTGGTAAAATCGGTATGAATGGATGGGGCTGAATAGGTCTGTCCATTTATGATCGGCGACGGGCCGGTCGTACGCGCCGAAATGCCTGCATCATGCGAAACTACTGCCCCACCAGAAATGTCCACGCCATTACGGAGCGAAACTCGACCAGTTTTGAGATTGAAAGATAATGGGCGAAGGGTGTTCCATTGTCCGTCTTGCGCCTGACCTTCTGGAGTTACAAGAGCGTAAAAGTCATTACCGTCATTGCGCAGGATGACTCCCGTTTTACCACCTGCCAGACGAAAAGCGCTCTGTGATTTAGACACCACCTCACCATCGGAAACCACACGCTTGCGCAACGTGGTCAATGATTTCATTTCTGAAATATCGTCGTTAACACCGTTTGAAACTTGTGCATTGCTTTTTTGGTCAACCATTTCCATTTTTCCTTGTCGATTACCAGAACCCATACTGTATAAATACACATGTGTATTTATACAGTACTTATAGTCCTGATTTTTACGTTCGTCAACTTCGCTATCGATTAAAGAAATGGTGACACTTTCTAGACTGCCCTACGCTTAACTTACTGAGGTTAAAGCAATCAATAACCCTTGTATTATCGTTGATTTGGTCACATCTACGATGTCTTTAGAGGTGCTCTATCGACGCAGTACAAGGATGTTTAAACGCACTGATCGCTAAGATTGCCTCTTTTTTGACCAGGCTGATCCTGTAAATCTGACGATGATGTGTTCGATTCCAGCGCCTCTACCAGCGCATCAATGTCTTCAAGCTTTACAAACAGAACATCGTGGCCAAACTCTTTTGCGTGGGCTGAGCGGCGCTTGAGGCTGGCTAAAAGCCTGGTGATATCAGTCATAGTTGACTCCCTAAATCTCAAAGGCCAATTGCGGCATGAAACGATCGCGAGCGGCGTTATAGTTGAGTGCACTTGCGCTGTTCAATGACTCGATCCTCTCTACCAGCACAGCGGCGCGGGTTTCTTTGCTGGCTGGCGCATAGGCTGCTTTATCCCATGCCTTATCAATGCCGATATTGCGTGCCACATTTGTGCTGTCAGCTGATGAGAGCGGTATGTGAGTGAAAATGTCTTTATTCAGCATGCGAAGGCCATGGAGCTTGGTAATCGGATAACCATTTGAATCGACTACGTGCCGGATAAGGTCTCGCAATTTTGCCCTGCAGGCGCGTGGTCGCTTTGCATCGTATTCACCCATTGAGCCAATGCAGACACGAGGAAAATCATGGCAGAGACGAATAAAACGCTCGTCAGGTTCGCTCATATGCCAGACTGGCGCACCGACGAATTTTCCGTGAGGCCATTCAGCTATTAGCGCATCGTTCTCTTCGCTGGTTCCACCGATAACATCAGGGATAACTGCAAATGCGAAACGAGGATGATTCATCCAGTCCTTGACGAATTCGTAATAGTCATACCAGTTAACAGGCTGGCCTTTATCCCAGAAGCTGAAGGCTCCGTTATCAAGTGCGAATGACTGCGTTACCTCGCTGGCGAGTTTTAATTGCCCGGGATTTGCGAAGCTGATGAACGCATGGCGCCCCTTCCACGCCTTCAACGCACAGGAATCTGGCGTGATTGGCCCTCCGTGGAAGTGGATCATTTGTCGACCCCCTCGCGCAGCGAATCAGCCAGCCATTGCAGATTCATAATCTGAACGCCGATATTGCTGAATTTGTTTTCCAGGTGTGCAAGGCCCTTTTCAATTCCGCGCGCCTCGGCTTCGGCTACGATGCGATCGGTGGCGGGGTATTGGAGTAAACCTCATCGACCGTCTTCACCAAATCAGATGCGTCTTCCATAGCTCCGCGCCAGTCATGACGGCCGCCGCTATGCTCGAGAATTGAAATCGCCAGTGCGCGAATGAAACGGTGACGTTCTCTTACCTGCACATTCTCCGCCGCCAGCTGCTTCACCCAGTCCTGCAGGTCTACGCCAGCCGGGCATCCCGATGCTTCACGACTCTTCTCAATAGTCAGCGCCAGTGCGGTCATTTCTCCTTCACGCGCTTTCCAGCCTTCCCACTTAGCACCTAACGCCAGAAACCATTGCTCACCGCAAGCTGCTTTCTTTTCGTTGAAGAACCAGCGAACAAACTCAATACTCATATCGTTCTGCTGTGCAATCTGTTGGATTTCGTTATTCATGCCATCACCTCACCTTCAAGTAATGCGATGATTTCTTCAGGAGTCTCTTTAACGTCAATACGTTCGCCAGAGGTCATTTTCACAGTTGTAATTCCGTGCGGAGTCATGCTCACGATGTGCGCCGCGGCTACAAATACCGGTTCATAAACTGTTTCTGGCACCCAGCCATATTTACCCTGGCGCTCAACCGTCGCTTGTTGGCTTAATTTGATGAATTTCATGCCTGCACCCTCCCGTAGACCGCTAAATTTCGCTTCATAACCGGGCTCTGCCGGCACTCGTTGAAAATCTGATTGGTGCTCTTCTGGCCGGATATTTCTTCCTCAGTGGCCAGACGGTAGTGAACCGTTCGCCATACCTTCGCTACTGCTACCAGTACGCCCTGCTTTGCCAGAATGTTGGCCGCCTGATTGATACAGGTGCGCGACATGCCAGAGGCTTCAGCCACATCCGGTGAGCTGCAGGTTTTGTGTGTCTTGAGGTACTTCAGAATTGCGTCTTTGCCGGTCATTGCTTGCGCCCCCTCAGTCCGTGCTTCTCGCGAATTTCAGCCAGCCTGGCCAGCCCCTGCATGCGTGATAACGGCTTACCACCAAGAACAGGAAGTTGCTTAACGGGTTCCGGAATTGTCTCTCCTGAGTTAATTCGGTTAGCCATGCGCGCCAGTTCTTCTGATGCCTTACGGCGTAACTCAGCGTCGCTGAGGCCGTTTGCGCGCATGTTCTGGTACAGGGATGTAACCAGCCAGTAGTGCGCGTTGGACTCCCATGGGTGGGATTCAGCATCCGGATACTGGCCGCGCGTACGGCAGTACTGGTAAATCATGTCCACCAGTTGTTCGGCGTTAGGTAACCCGGCCGCCGCGGCTTCTTCTGCCTTGCACCAGGCGACAAACTGGCCGGGTGACGGAAGGAATGGACGCTCCTGGCGACGAGCTATCCGCATACCAGCCGCAACCTGCTCCATGGTGGTGATGCCGTTTTCCCTGAATGCCAGAACCCACTGGCGCCGGATTTCGTTCATCTCGGTCTGGTCACGGTTTGCAGTGGTTGCCGGGAAGGCGGCCAGCAACTGGCTGAACACGCTGTTGATGACCTGGGCCACCTGCTCAAGCTGCGGTTTCTCGTCGTACTGCTCCGGCAGGTTATGCGCAACGCGGCGCATCTGCTCGCGGTCAAAGTTATGCATCTGCTCTGCAAGGCTTTTCATAGCTGCACTCCGTAAATCCAGTCAGTGTTTGTCAGATCAACTTTCGGCTTGTCGGCAGCAGTTCCGTTGGTCTGCTTACCTCGCTTGATATCGAGCTGAGTCCACTTTTCGCGAAGTGTTGATGGGCACAGGACATTGCCCTTCCAGAACTTGTCTTCACAGGCCCACTTGAACAGCGAGGCGATTTCCTTGTGGGTACGCTTGTCACGCTCTCGCATCAGGCGGATATCATTCGCCCAGGAGACGTAGTTTGGTTTTCTTGCAGAGGGGGCGATGCCCTGTACGACGGTGAACAGCCATTCAGCACAGCGGAGGTCTTCAGAGTTGCCCCATTTTGTGCCGCTCTGGATCGCTGCTTCTGGTCTCAAAACAGGAGTTTTCTTTCCGGGCTTGTCAGAGGATTCGTCAGAATTCTCGGACGAAGAGTTATTTATACTCTTGTTATTACCTTCTTGTTCATGATGTGCGGGGAATTGTGCGGCCTTATGTGCGGCATACCCTTCCGAACCCGCGCCATTGCTGGCTTCGTCATGTGCGCTTTTATGTGCGGCTTTATGTGCGGGTAAATCGTCCATTTTTTGAGCATATTCGACATAGTTTTTAATGGTGATCACCCTGCCTTTTCGCTTCTCTCCCTCGATGGTAATCATCCCTTCTCGAACGAAAACAGACAGCATTCTCTCCACTGCGTCACGGCTTGTCGGATTACCCTGACGGTCACACAATTGAAGCCCAAGATCTGCAGCAGTGACGACCAGTTGACCGGTTTGCAGAGGCCATTGCTTGCCCTTGAAGAAGGCCGTATATGGCTGTCTGGCTGCGTCAATGAGAAGGTTTTCCCACAATGCACGCAGGAACACGTCTTTAGCCCATGACTTCTTCTTGATGCTCCGGTACAACGGGACGTAACCAGACTTCTGGTTCTCCATCCTGTTGCTCCTAGCGGCTGAGTGTGCCGCGAAATTGGCGTAAGCTACGTTCGACACAGTTAAACCTCCTGCGCCTGGCGTTTTTGATTAGCGTTTGTCATAATGATCTCGCAATTGACTGACGTTATTTGCAATTGAAAGCCGTTGGTGTTGCAGCACCGCGGCTTTCGCCATTTCTGTATTTCTCACATAACCCCCAGCATCGATGTCACCATCGTCATCAGTGGGCCTACCTGCTCCGGCATGAGGCGAAACAGCGAAGCGATACCCTCGCTTACCTCCTTCAGTTTCTGATGCTCAGGCGCGTTAAGAAGCACTGCCTGCTTGGCCTCAGCACACTCTTTCATTGCAGAAGCTATCAGCGACAAAGTGTCGTTCTGCGGAGCCAGCTTGGTGCGAAATTCCAGCGGTAAAACGGCCATGATTGCCGGTGTCAGCTGGCGAACGTTCTCGCGGTACTGATCCGAATCAAACCGGTTATCGAGGAAGCGAAAGAGTTTCTGCCGGGCCCGACTGATATCGTCAGGAAAGCTGATTGAATCGCCGCCCTGCTCCCGGTACTCGTTGATAATCAGAGCTGATACCACGTCCTGATTGTCGATAGCCGACGCCCAGGCTCTTACTGCATCTCGGATCAGGTCATGATCGTGATCCTGCTTTGTTTGAGCGCGATTTATCATCGCGGCCGGAACGAATCCGGTATTGTGTTGATACGTAAGTGATTGCATTTGCATTCCCTTAGTTAAATAGTTTCTAAATGGCTGATAATTCAGCCGTTAGATTTGATTTCCTGATTGTTAAAGAGCGTTGAGCTTTAACGAGGCTCAGGCGGCAGTGTCCGGATGCGGGAATAGAGATGGAAGGTCAGGCCTAAACTCATACGCCTTGATCTCCCCGCCAACCGCACTAACAAGCTCAGGAACATGGACTGGCGAAATACGTTTCTTGCCATTAAGCCAGTCGCAAATTGTTGACTGTGCCTTGCCGCAACGCTTCGCCAGTTCTTTCTGGCTACCAGCGATGGCAATCGCTTTTTCTACTGCGGAGTTTTTCTCTACTGTTGGGGTCTTCATAATCACCTCAGCTATCAGTTCAAAGCGATTATGGTTATCACTTTAGCGAATGTCAATCGCATAGGCGATTTTTTGCTAAATAATCGCTTGAGCGATAGAGTTAAAGGAGTCGTTAACAGAGGTGAATATGGGATTCTCGGAGCGCCTGGCGCAGGCAATGAAAAATGCTGGATATACTCAAGGCCGATTAGCCAAAGATGTCGGCATGGCTCAATCCAGCGTAAATAAGTTACTTAAGGATGCTAACGGTTCGCGTAAGACTGTTGAGATCGCCTCTGTACTTGGTGTACGTCCAGAATGGCTTTCTGCGGGTGAAGGAGAAATGCTCGCTTCTGGTATGCAAGAGCCACATAAGCTATACCAGGTTAAAGCCCCAGAAAATGGATTCTACCGCGTGGATGTTCTTGACGTTAAGGCCAGCGCTGGTCCAGGTTCGCTGGTCACCAGTGACTTTATTGAAACCATACGTGCCATTGAATACACAACTGAACAGGCTCGCGCTTTGTTTGGCAACCGGCCATCACAGCACGTTAAAGTGATCACGGTTAATGGCGATAGCATGGATGGTACTATTTCCCCTGGCGACCAAATATTTGTCGACACTGGCGTCACACATTTTGATGGCGACGGTGTGTATGTTTTTGTTTTCGGAAAAACTCTTCATGTGAAACGCCTGCAGATGCAGCGTGACAGACTGGCTGTCATTTCAGACAACCCAATCTATGAAAAGTGGTACGTTGAAGCTGGGGATGAGGACATGTTCTATATCATGGCAAAAGTCCTGCTCAGGCAGTCAATAGATTACAAACGTTTCGCATAACCCGCTTCGGCGGGTTTTTTATTGCGCTCAAACCGCCCTTCCTTACCGCCACCCTAACTTTTCCAACCTCTTTATCTAATTTTTTTACCTCTTCCTCTAAAAAATATCGCTTTATCATTCAATTAATTATCGTATTATCGATTATAAATATCGTTTTGGCGATTGACTCAAATAATCGCTTTAGCTATTGTTTAGCCATCGAAACGAAACATCGATGCGGCCACCAGAGTTAAGCCGCGGCGGACAGCTAGTCGCCTGCTCATTAACAAACAGAATTTTGCATCCGAGGTTGAGCGAAGAGATTCGCATAACTCAGTTCCCCGGCATCTCCAGACCTCAAGGGGTAATGGCATCCCGGGCAAGCGGCGGACAATGTCGGATGCACCAAAGCAGGAATGTTTTGGGATTGGATGAATGCGCAGGCTGATGCGCGACCGATGTATTCACAGCGCCCATGGCAAGCCGTAACCAATCGGCGCCTCAAGACAGTGTCACTGGTAGTGCGGGCGCTCTAACCAGTAAGCCGGAAATCAGCACCGGCCATCCAATCGCCAAAGCATTTCTCCCGCATCAGCGGGTAACGACAGAGGGTAAGGGTATGGAAGAAGTGGAGTTTCAAATTGGGGATGTCGTGACATGGACAAGTCAGGCTAATGGAAGTTGGAAAACAAAGACCGGCACTGTGACCCACGTATATAGGCGTGACGGCGTCGCCAAGCAATACGCGGTAAAGGTGCCGCCAAAGGAAGGCTCCAAAGCCAAGCCTAAAATGTACTACCCGCGAGCGTCCGCGCTTAAGAAAGCTCAGTAACCCGCTCAGGCGGGTTTTTCATACCTCAGTCGCTTCACCGAGGCGGCTTAGTTATGACAACCGGCGGCCATCCACCGCCAGAGATTAAGCGCAGAAGTCTTTCTTGTTCCGCTGGCCGGCGATAAGGCAACGAGGGTGATATGAATCACGATGAATTTGATGATGGTCGTTGCGGTATGTCGCGCCGGTGCTGGCGAAACCTGACCCGCATCTGCATTGGCTTGATAGCCATATACCTGCTGATTGCCTTGTTTGTGATGGAGGTCTTCCATGATTAGTCAGCACTACGGTACCCAGACCGTTAACCGCGGCGCCGTTCAGCCAGGCATGCTGGTTAAGTATCGCGACGGCACCTGGACGGCATCAGCTCACAAGCGCGGGAAGCTTTACCTTCACCGCGGCTGCGAACGTACCTACACCAAAGCCCTGCTTATCGATATCTATCTCGATGGACGCGGAAACGGCTTAAGCAAGTAAACATTATCCAATCTAAATCGTACGGGCGGCCTTTAAGGCGCCGAGATATCTACACCCTTTTTCTAGGAGTTCATCATGCAAGCATTACCACGTTTAACCGCTGATCGCCTCGCTGTTCTTCCCGAAGGTACTCGGCTGAAAATGGGCGGCCATATCGTTAAATATGTTGGGCGAGGGTCATTTACCAACGCATCGGGTATCACTCAGAACATGGTTGATTACGTCGATTCTTGCGGCATCCCTGGTAGTTTCGAAGAAAAGATCTTCCTCTCAACAGCTACAGAGCACCTTAACGCAGTTCAATGCGAAAACTGCTTTGCGCTGCGTCTTCCGGAAGATTGTGTTGTTCGGACAATCACTAATTACATGACTACACGTCAGGCTCATTTCTGTGACGACAAAGGTTGCGCTCAGAAATATTTCATCAAGCACCCTGGGCGTCAGCCAAGCGGACGGAGAACCAAATGGTAATAAGCCAACAAGACGGAATGCTGGCGCTGGCCATGGTGATTATTGCCTATGGACTCCAGCCAGAAGATCTCGAAAACGCGGCCAGTCAACTGGCCGAGTATGACGCAGTAACCGACGCAAACACGGAGATGAATGATGTTGCGCGTAATTGATACCGAAACAACCAGTCTTGAAGGCAGCGTCCTAGAGATAGCCAGCGTAGATATTGTCGATGGTGTTATTTGCAACCCAATGAGCGACTTTGTAAAGCCTTCTGAAGAGATCAGCTTCGAGGCTATGGCTATCCACCACATCACAGAAGAAATGGTCGCTGACGCTCCACTGATTAGCGAAGTAATTGGCCGGTATCTTGGTGCAGATGCATATGTTGCCCACAACGCGAAATTCGACAAATCAAAACTTCCCCAAATTGACGCACCATGGATATGCACTTTAAAGCTTGCTCGTACCCAATATCCTGAATTTGAAAGCCACGGTAACCAGTACATGCGTTATCGACTTGGTTTGAAGCCATACCTCCCCGAGGGATTGTATGCGCACCGTGCACTTTATGACTGCTATGTCACCGCTGAGTTGCTCCTTTATATGGGACGGCTTGCCAAATGGACTATGGGAGAGATGCGAACCATCTCAAACAACCCGTCACTGATGAAGGCGATCCGCTTTGGTAAGCACAAAGGTCTGACTTTCGAAGAAATAGCCAAATTGGACCCTGGCTATCTCCGCTGGCTATCCAGCAACAGCGATGACGAAGACATCCTGTTTACCATCAAGCACTGGTTGAAAGGAGCCTGATATGGGAACGCCTGTACTCATCCTGGGCGACAGCGGCGCCGGCAAGTCATACAGCCTGCGCAACTTCACGCCTGACGAAGTGATCCTGCTGCAATGCATCCCGAAGATGCTCCCGTACCGCGCTACCGGATGGAAGCTGAACGGGAAAGAGTTACCGGATGGCTCTGTTCAGCGCGGAAACATCATCCGTTTTGATGCCTGGGATGCGGTGCTGGACTCCATCAACCGCATGGTGCTTTCGAAGACCAGGCGCGTACTTGTTATCGACGATTTCCAGGTCGTCATGCAGCACGAAAACATGATGCGCGCATACCAGACCGGGTATCAGAAGTATACGGAAATGGCCGATCACGTGTGGCAAATCATCATGGCTGCCACCCGGCTTCCGGACGACTTTCGGGTTTACTTCTTGGCCCACACCGAAGAGTCGGACGGGAAAATCCGGATGAAAACCACCGGCAAAATGCTGAATGAAAAGCTTACGCCTGAGGGTTATTTCTCCATCGTTCTGAGGGCCATCAAGAAAGACGGGAAGCACGTTTTTTTGATTAAGGGGGACGACAACGACACCGCAAAAGCGCCGCCGGACCTATTCCCTGGACTAACTGAAATGGATAACGACCTGAAAGCCGTTGACGTCGCTATCACCGAATTTATGACCGAATTATAAGGAATCACCACCATGAACCAACCAATGTCTTTTGTATGGAACACCGAAGCAGCTTCTATGGCTAAGAAAGCAGGCGCTACTGGCGGAATTAGCGAAACTGGCGCTTATGAGGGATTTATCACCTCAGCCATTTATACCTTCGGTAAGGATGGCAGTCAGTCACAGGCGCTTGAGTTGAGCCTCGACAGTGACGGCGCCAAAGCCAACTATCTGCGCATCAACTACATCGGGAAAGATGGTCAGCAAACTTTCGGCATGGGGTTGATCTCTGCCCTTCTCTGGGCCGCCCAGGTAAAAAGCGCTCAGCCAGAACAGGTGCAAAACGAAAATGGTGTTGAGTGGCATTGCCCGGCGCTGGTTGGAAAGAAAGTTGGCCTATTCCTGCAGAAAGTCCTGTACACCAAAGGCGATGGAACTGACGGCTATAAATTCGAAGTCCGCCACGTTTTCCAGCCTGGTTCCCGTCGCACTTATGCCGAATACAGCGAAAACGAAGCGGCAACCGCTATCGCTGCCCTGGAGAAGTCGATGAAAGATAAAGACGATCGCGTCCAGGGTAATCCTCAGTTTTCCGGTGGCGGTCGCCAGCAGGCTGGCGCTAACCCTTATGCGCAAAACCCTAACGCAGTACCTCATTCTCGGTTGCAGCAAGCTGCCAGTCAGCATGCTCAGAACATCCAGAATCCGCCGGACTTCGACGACGACATTCCCTTTTGACGGCGGTCGAGCATGAAGCACGCGCAGGGTGATATCAGGGTTGGCGCGGTGCGCCTCCCCCCTACTGAAACGCAGGGAATGAGAAGAGGCATGCAATGAACAAGCCATACTCCCTAATTTATGCAGACCCGCCCTGGTCATATGGAAACACCATTAGCAACGGTGCTGCTGTTGACCACTACTCCACAATGAAACTCATCGATATGAAACGGCTCCCTGTATGGGAACTCGCCGCGGATAACGCTGTGCTGGCGATGTGGTACACCGGCACCCATAACCAGGAGGCGATCGAGCTGGCCGAGGCCTGGGGCTTTACGGTACGCACGATGAAAGGCTTCACATGGGTGAAGTTGAATCAGCTGGCCGAGTTGCGCATTACCAAGGCTCTGGCAGAGGGAGACGTCGCCAATTTTTACGACTTCCTCGACCTGCTGAATGCCGAGACGCGCATGAACGGCGGCAACCACACTCGCGCCAACACGGAAGACGTGCTGATCGCCACCCGCGGCGCCGGGCTGGAACGCAAGCATGCCGGCATTAAGCAGGTGGTCTACAGCCCGCTCGGGGCGCACAGCGAGAAACCTTGGGAAGTTCGCCACCGTCTGGAGTTGCTCTATGGCGACGTGCCTAGGATTGAGCTTTTCAGTCGCAGCGCAGCGCCAGGCTGGAGCCACTGGGGAAACCAGTGCGCCACCGCTTCCGTTGAGCTGATCCCCGGCTGCGCCATCGACGTTGTGAAGACAGAGGCCGCATGACACCATCCGACGAAAACGCCATCCGCGCTGCCTGCCGTCGTTGTACGGAGGAAATCAAACAGGCTATGCGCAAAAAGCCAAAGCCTAACTGGGACACAACTGTTAAGTCCATCATCAAGAAACACCACCAGCAAATTGCACCTCTTGGAGTTAGCCTCCTGGAGTTCGTCGTCAAAACTGGCCGCCTTAACGGGCGGTTTGGAGCCGAACAATGACAACAAAAAAATGGGGCCATAACGAGCTTGCTCATGACCTTGCAGAGCATTTGCGCCAGAACACAGCGCGCATCTGCTGGGAGGACATGCAGCTAGGGCCCGCCGGAACGTGCCGACCTGATGTCTACTCGATTGCTCACAGCTACAGCAAGTTCTGCCCTGTCGTCTATGAGGTCAAAGTCAGCGTAAGTGATTTCCGGGCTGACGTTACAGCAGGCAAATACACCAAATACTTCAACTACGCAGGCGGCGTTGTTTTTGCAGTTCCTGAAGGCATGCTCAAGAAAAGCGACATCCCAGATGGTTGTGGCTTGATGATCCGGAAGGGAACTGGATGGCATACCCTCAAGGGGCCGACAATGCGCCAGATTGACACCCTTCCTCGCGATGCCTGGATGAAGCTGCTTATGGATGGCATGACCCGGCAGGCAGAAAGAACTCAAATAAAAAGCCGCGTAATCAATACCTACCTCAGCGACCAAAAACTAATGAAGCGACATGGCAACGAAATCGCCGATCTTGTTTGTCGAGCACATCGGTCTAAGGAGCGCCTTGAGCAGCATATTAGGGATAACGATGAAAGGCTGAAGAACCTGCGCCAGGAAAGTGAAGAGGAGTTGCAACGCCTACGTAAGCGCCGGGAGGAATCGGAGGAAAGGTTAACAGACGCTCAGCAAGATCTGGCGAAAGCGCTTGGCCTCGACCCGAATGTCCCTATGTATGTTCTTACAAGGACGCTATGGGAAGCAACGCGCCGACTCACCGAGGATGAAGAGATAAAGAGGTTGCGAGGAATATTGTCCAACCTTGAGCGCACGTTGAATGACGGTCTGAAACCATTACCCGGGGAGAAAGCCGCATGAAGAGAGCCTCACCCGTTGATTTGAGGAAAAGTCTCGAAATAGCCAACCATCTGGCGCACATCGGGATTCGCTTTGTGCCGATCCCGGTAGCGACAGATGAAGAGTTCCAAGCGCTGGCCGCCGAGCTATCACGAAAGCTTGAGCAGATGGCGGTCGAAACGGAAGAAAGTGAAGTAGGTGCAGCATGAGCAAGTATGCAAAGTTAGATCAGTTGATTCTAAACAAAATCGGCGGAAGCCCTACTCCATTCCACAAGATTTTTGTAAGGGATGTTGAAGAAGAGTCTAAGAGAATTGCTGAAGAAGACGGTAGCGGGTACCCGTTCAGATTTGTTGATCGCCGTCTGCAATATCTGCGTAAACGGTCATTGATCCGACATGTTAATGGCAAGGGATGGGTAAGAGTATGACAGCAGAAATCATCGATCAGGCCAACGAGCTTGCGCAGCAGCGCATCGACATGGCGATCGCAGCGCACCGCATCAACCGCAACGCCGTATCAGCTGAGCATTGTAGTGAATGCGGAGAGGATATCCCGGCGCCGCGGCGCGCTGCCGTTCCTGGCTGCCAGACATGCGCGGAATGTCAGGCAGACTTAGAGCTGATTATGAAGCAGAGAGGTAAGTGACATGCATTCCTTGCAAGACGTACACAACAAGTTAGCCGATCTTGCATCAGAGGCGCACAAAGTAGCGTGTGCCCTCGATGTTGGTGACGAGCGCACTGAAGCTTTCGAGCTATACGAGGCACTTCGCCGACTTCAGTGCCAAGGTGCAGCAGCTGAGCTTCTTTCCGCGACCAACCCTCTTCTGACCTCTCCTTATTACGACGAGGACTGGGAAGAAGATGAAGATGACTAACGCAACTTATAGCCAGTTATGAGCTGGCTATTGGGTGCGAAAACACCGCCTCCATTATCCCTTTAACCCGGCCAGGCGCCGGGTTCTTTTTGCCTGGAGAACACAGATGAATGACAGCATCCTGGTTACAAGCGAAATCCTTGCCCGTTACAAAATTTCCCGAAGCACGCTCTATTTCTGGAGTACACCATCCCGGATGCCATCGTACTTTTCTCAGCCGTTTCCGAAGCCAAAAATAAATGGCAGCCCTAAAAGATGGCGTTTGTCAGACCTTCTTGCCTGGGAAGACAACATGAGTATCAAACCAGAGGCTGGCCAATCAACTTCTCAAGATGACGCTGCCAAACAGCAAGCCAATGACGCTGATCATCCAAATAATCGTGGAGGTTATACCGCGCCATGA